AGCGGTATTTGTCCTCCCGTTTGCATTGTTCCCTATACCAGTAGCCAAGACTCCAGTGGCTTTTTGGGCTGCACTAGTACCAGTATACTCTTTAATAAGAATCCCCTCTAAAGAAAACTGTTGTATTATTCTTTTATGTTTTGAAATCGCATCTTTATTAACGTCTTTAGGGTATCTCCATAGAAAACCCTTATAAGAACTTGATTTATCTCTACAGCATTTGCGTATAATAGAGCCTCTATTAATATCTCCAAATAAACTTATAGCCGCCTCGATAGATGAACCAAACGCTTTTATAAAAACACCCTCTACCGTAAGCTGATACACCTCTTTACTGTGTGGCGAGTCGTACCCCTTCTTCATTTCAGGGTGTCTATACAGACCAGTTTCAATCGCGTGTCGGGAATTTTCTTTATATGTAACCCATTCTAGGTTGGTTGTTCGATTATTCCTTTTATCACCATCTATATGATTCACGCACGGTTTGTTTTTTGGATTAGGTAAAAATGCTTTAGCGACTACACGATGTCCATTCTTGGTAATTTGTGATTTGTCTTTCCATAAAGCGAAACTGCAATACCCATTCTTATCGCTCCCCATTTTAATGATTCCATCTTTAGCCCTACTAACAATGTAACTGCTTTTTACTCTCCCTAAATCACTAACCAGATACAATCCTTCGTATCCAACTACATCTCTCCACTCTTCGTTTTTTAATTCTTCTTTTGTAAACTCTTGCATAAAAATAAACCCCATCAATTTCGAGGTTACGGACTCTACTCTTGACAGGGCTTTGTAAAAATATTTAAAAGTAGCCGTAACTCTACTATACAAATATAAATAAAAATAAACCATCCACTAGGGCAATTATGAAACGAACTTATTCTACTGAAACTATATGTCATATCTCTTTATTTCTATTTATTAACCAACCCTTCTTGAAACTTTCTTCTCGGTGTTCTTCTATGTATTTATGATGTTCCATACATACAGCCATCCAATAGGTTGTATCTAGTAATCTTTCTCCGTTTCTTCCTCTCTTGTGGTGTATGGTTAGTTGATTATCCTCTGTGTGTTTGCGGGAACAACTAGGAAATTCACAAGTCTTATCCTTTAAAAACAACTTTCTCATAACAGAATAAGCCTGATTCATCCTAGCCCTTTTAGAACTCACTTGCTTAATCTTCTGTTTTACCTTCTTGGTTTTAGTCTTGGGTTTGTATTTGGCGCTGCACGAGGTACAACCGTATAATTTAGTGAAGTAATAACACAGCTTACCCTCTTCTGTGTTGTTAGGGTCTTTGCAGAGTTTCTTTTTGTTAATCATTTAAACATATTTTTTCGTGCCTCAAAAAGACGTTAGTTAACAGTTGCTAAGGAAACATTGCTTCGCACGTTTCTTAGCTTGGTGTTACGTACAAGTGCTTAATTCAGTTCATTAAATAAAGTTGGTGGTTCATTGTCTTTTTCTTTTCTTTTTTCTTGCACCCTTTTAGTTGCAATGTTAAAATGTTCTAATGTTAGTTCACTGCCGATGTAATTACATTCATTCTCGATACAACTTAATTGAGTAGTACCTATGCCAGTAAAAGGGTCATAGATTAAACTTCCTTTAGGGAAGTATATCTTAATCAATTGGCTACACAAATCTTGTGAATAAGACGCTTTTAATTGACACTTATATCCATCATTGTTTTTAGCTTCTATATAGTTAACATAGTTTTTGTAAAACTTCTGACCTGTTTTTTCATTCACCTTACTTACATCCTTGTTGGTTTTAAACGTGTGTAAATGTTCTTTCTTTACAAAAACATAAATCAACTCGGTAATCCTGCTTAATTTAGTTGGTGATGTTTGAAAGGGTATAGAGTGTGGTTTCTTCCAACAAATAATATCTGCAATAGTCAAATCTGTTTCATTATGGATTTTTGCAACTAATAATGTAGGTAAAATTGGATTTTCTTTTGCATAAGATATGTTGTAGCAAACAACACCTTTATCTTTAATTACTCTTGAAAGTTCTTTAAATTCATCAGTTCTTACTTCAAGATAATCATTTTCACTTAATCCATCCATTTCAGAATATCCATTATTGTAATAACAATCACTTCTTTCGGTATTGATATTATATGGTGGTGATGTGATTACACCATCAACAGACTTGTCTTTAAGTCTTTTTAATGTAATCTTGCAATTTTCGTTATAAATCATATATTTGAATTTTTCAAATTAATTTTGCCACCGCTCAAAAAAGAAAAGAAAAAAGGTTCAGTTCTATTAATTAAGTTTAGGCGTTTAAAGTCGCACCAGTAGGTAACACGTAATATAAAAAATACTTTGTACCTCGTACATTTTCATATTACCATACGTTATTTCTTCAACTCAAATATAGTGTCATCTAATTCCTTATCAACTATTTCATCAATCTTTTGTGATAAATTAGTAATTACATCCTGACCTTCTACAAACACACCACCTATACTTACATCCTTCTCCAACTCTTTCATTAACTGATTGAGTAGCATCTTAGGCTTCTTATTGTACAGCTTAGTTCCTTTTATTTCGTCTAACACTTCTATGAAGCTTTGTCCGTGTAGGGCTAATCTAGCTCCTATTTTAAATAAGTCGTTATCTGAGTGTCTCATAATGTTTTAAAATATTCATTAACTATATATCGCTTGAAATAAACAAATACATCATCCCTTAACACACTACTACCTTTTAGTTTAGTTGCGCTATTAACTAATTCGTCTATATTGTCTATTCTGTCTTGCCAGTATTTAGTCATTTGTTCGTTAGCTAAACTCTTATCTGCTTCATAACCCTCTACAAGTAGTTTCTTAGCGTATTCTAAGCCCTTTGACGGGTCTTTAGCTTTCTTTGGTATCTTACCTTCGGTTGTTAGTTCATTGTATGCTAATGAGCCTAAATCAAAGCAATGTCCGTTGCGTTTGAAGTAGTTATATTCTCTTTCTGTGGCGGGAATCATTATAGGTATGCTGTATTAAATTTAGGTTTATGCTTTATAATCATTAGCCTCTCTATTCTAAATATATCTTTTATGTTTTTATTTGCAATTTCAGCGCAGAACCATAATACCTCATTAAAGTCAATGTCATTATTATCGTAATGTTCTGATATTCTTTTTTTTATACACTTACTCATACCTATATAAACTAACTCACCATCTTTAAATAAGTGGTATATTCCTAATGATTCTGGAATAACCCGTTTTAGGTCGCTGTTTATTATGTCTTTTATGTTTATTGGATAACCCACCTTTAAAGAGCCGTTATAAAATGGCTTAGAGTGTCTTATTTTATAGTAATCTAACCAATCCTTACCTATAAAATCCATAATCTTATTTCCCTTTTATAAATTGCTGTGATTGTATTTCATTCTTAACTACGCTTATTGTCTGCGTAAGAGAGCGTATAATAGTATCACATACAGAATACCTATTGCTTACTTCTTTGTATTCGTTTTCTAATATGGCTATGCCTTTAATTTCTGTCTCGCAATCTCTTTCTGCGTATAACGTAGCTATTCTAGCCTTATCAGAACCCGTCAAGTCCTTTAAATATTCTATTTTCTTTTCGGTTAGGATTATTTTTAAGGCTGTTTTAGATTCGTTTAAAGCATTTCCCCTAGTGGTTTTGAGTTCCCCTAAATATGATAGTGATACAAGGTAATGGTTCTTCATAGCCTCTAACGTTTCAATAGGAACGGTATGAAGTTCTAGGGTATCTATATCTCCAAAGAGTTCCGCAGTCCTCTTTTCGTGTGTCGTTAATGTTAATTCGTAATTCATTTTCTATTGTATTTTTTTACTAATCTGCTAGCTTTAGTTTCCATTCCACAATGTTTAAGCATATCACAATACTTAATCCTTAATACGGGGTCTATCTCTAATAAATTATTTATAACCTTAACCGAGTGGGATGATGTAGAGTGGTCTTTATCAAATAAATCGCCTATAATTCTTAATGAAGCGTTTGTATTAAGTCTCAAGCAGTGCATTATCATTTGCCTAGTTTCTACAATCTCCGCCTTTCTAGTCTTAGTTTTAGTCAATAGCTTATCTCTATCTATATGGTGATGATTTTCAAAGTAAAAAAGAAGCCTATCCTTTAGTTCTAGGTAATCTTTTTTTGCATTTACTCTTTCCGCCTCGACTCCAATTTTAAGTAGCACTTGCTCGAATGGAGATAGCGACTTAGGTGTATTAATAACCTCGAACCAATCATTTGAACTAATCATACTATTTCATTTTTACTCATTAAATCTAACTTTCTGTCTATGCAGTTCTCCCATATATTCTGAGCTACCTCATACAATAATCTCTCTGTTGCAATAGGCTCATTAGAGTTAAGAATTATGTCATTAAGAAATGAAACTTTAT